CCTGGACCTTGAGCCTGTCCTTGACCTTGTGCCTGACCTTGACCTTGAGCCTGTCCTTGACCTTGAGCCTGTCCTTGACCTTGAGCCTGTCCTTGAGCCTGTCCTTGACCTTGCCCTTGTGGTTCTGATTGAACCTGCACCTGTCCACCTTGAGCTTGAGCCTGTGGTTGTGATTCTCCTCCCATCAGAGCAGAAGCTTGAATATTATCAATATTAAGACCATTAAGAACAACACTTTTTACAAGTTCTTCAGCGACATCCATATCACCATAGAACTGGCGAACATTTTTACCTAATTCATCTTTTACTTTTTTAGCATATGAGTTGATTAGTGATTGTGGAACATCTACTAGTACTCTAACTTTATAGATATCGTTTACCTGTAAAACTGACTCATTGGTCTTTGAAACTTCTACATTTTGTTTCTTTGAGTTTCTGTGTTTTTCAAAATTTCTTAAATGTTTCATTCTTTTAGAATAATTTTTTATTATTTATATATTAAGGTTTAAAAATCATTTTTATAACTTTATGAGAATATATACTATAGCCGCTGCTTGAATTGCATTGAATCCAGCACTTACCCATTTCTTTAATTTCTCTTTAGTTAAATCTTTTTTCAACAATTTGATTTCTTCATCTTTATTTTTTAGTTCTTTTGAGACTAATAAAGAATCTTTTGAGCAATTATCGAGACGTTTTTCTTGATTAGCAATTAATTCATCTTTTTTTGAGCCTTGTTTCGTTAGTGATGAGTTACTTGCTTCTAAAAGTGCGATTTGTTGATTGCATTCGTTTATTATTGACACATAATAACCTTCAAGGTTATCACAATCAATTTGTAATTGTTTAAATAGTTTTAATAGTTCCGTATTATTGTCTAGCTTTTGAACTTGTTCAATTGATAAAATAATTCCTATTGTGTCTCCACCTTCGATTAGGTAATCAGGAAGTTGTCTATTTTGTGCATCACAGATAAGTGAAGTGAAAATAAGTGTAAAAAATAAAATTAAGTTTTTCATTATTTAGTTTTTTCTTTTATCGAATTAAGTAATTCGTTACCAGTCCTTTTTATCGGATTCTTTTCAAGTTTATCAATCTCTCTTTTAGTTCTTTCTAATTGTTCTTTGCCTTTCTTGAGTTTGTTCAAAGCGTTTTGTAAATCTATTTTATTTTTATCAAGTAAGACGTTTATAGAGTCTATATCTTTTTGATAATTATTAATTGATTGTTTAAGTACTTCAGCTTCGGTTTTTAATTTAGCGTTTTCATCAAAAAGTTTTTTTCTTTCTGACTCTATCGATTTGTTTTCTTGTCTAAGTTGTTTGATTTGTTTTCTGTTAGAATTAGAACTAAATATGTTTGTCAAGAAAAAAAAGATAGTTAAACTTGCGAATACTAGTAAAGCAAGATCTTTAATATTTAACTTTGAAAAGTAGTTTTTCATAATTTTTTTATTATATTTGTATAATATATATCAAAAATAAGTTTTTCTGTGAAAAAAGTCGTAAGTTTTGATCTTGATGGTACAATGTGTTTTACACCTGAACCTGAAGATGGTAAAAAAGTATACAAAAAAGTAACTGGTCAAGAATGGCCACATAGTGGATGGTGGGGTCGAAAAGAATCACTCGATCTGAACATATTTCCAATTCCAGTTAACCCATTAGTGTATTCTGATTACTTAAAACATAAGTCTGATAACGAATCGTATATAATCTTAGCTACAGGTAGATTGGATAAGTTACAAAATGAGGTTCAGAAAATTCTTGATTACAATAATCTTGATTTTGATGAAGTTCATTGTAATCCTGGTACTGATACCTACATCTTCAAGACCAAATTATTTGAAAGGTTAATTCAACAACATCGTCCAGAAGTATTTACGATGTATGATGATAGACACGAGCATTTGGTAAAATTTGGTGAGTGGGCGAAAACTCAGCCGTGTCAAATAGATATAATTGATGTTGTCAATAAAACACATAAAATTTTTAATACATAAACTATGTCAACAATTACAAAAAAGAAAAATAAGTCACAAGTCGATAAGATCTTATCACAACCTTACAAATTAATATTACACAACGATGATTTTAATTCCTTCGATTGGGTAATCACTTGTTTGATGAAGATTTGTGGACACGAATACGAACAAGCTAATCAATGTGCACATATTGTTCACTTTAAAGGTGAATGTGATGTTAAATATGGTGACTTTGAGAAGATTTCTGAAATGAAGAAAAAATTATCAGACGCTGGTCTATCTGTGACTATGGAGTCTACTAATTAATTCGATCTTTTAGATTCAGCTTCTTGAATAGTCTGTTTTATCTTCAAAAGATCTTCACGTGTCATTCTCTCTGAGCTATGTTTCACGTCAAATCTTGACTTATCTGAGTTTTCAGATTTTATAGATTTAATTTGTGCCTTTATAATCTGTCTGATCTCTTTCAAGTTTGGTGTTTTTATTTCTGATAATTCAATATTTTCAATTTTAGGAATATAATCACCAAACTCCTTTATTTCATTATCTGTGAAACAATTCACGATTGGAAGTATTCTCCAGTCAAACTTATCTTTATTTTCTCGGATGAACTCAATAGGAAGTTCATTCGCGCTTATTAATTTCCATAGATTGAATTTTTCAATCACCCATTTCAAATCTTGTATGTTATCAATTTTTTCTGAACTTGATAGATATAAGATCATTCTTTCCCAGTTAATAAATTCAGAAAATTTATCAACAAAATCAGAGTCTAGATTGGAATATGTTCTCATATTCAATTCACGAATATCCTCTATTTGAAGATATTCATTTGTTAATGCGGCATAAATAAACTCTTGACTTAAAGATAACATTGACATAACAACTTTTTTGTCTATGCCATTGAATTCATTATCTCCATTTCCCCATTTCAAAATAAAATCTTCGGGTAATTCATAATTACTTAATACGTGTTCTGTTCCGTGTTCTTGTAATAGAAAAAGTAAATCAAGTTCAGTGAGTTGAACTACGTTTTCTTCTGGTGTTTCGTTTACAATTTTGACTTTTTTCATTATAGGTTATTTTTTTTAAATGGATTTCCCAAATCTTTGGAAACTACATCACTTTTGTATTTATATTGAATTTTGTTTTTCCTGCGAATTTCTAGTAATTGTGAATAGTTCACTGGTTCTACATATTCCAGTGTGTTTAGAGTCTCATTTATATAACTAAACATGGATCTATCTGGTAAATTTTCTGCATATTCTTCAATAATTTGTTTGAAATCATTTTTTTGAAAAATTGCACACATATCAACTATTGTCATTACTGTATCGTCATTGGATGAACCGTCCGCTGCGTATCTAACATTACCAGCATTTGTTGTATGTTTGATGAATGTCGTAATTTCGTTAATATTATTGTCATTTGTGATTTCTATTGAGCCGTCTTCCATTCTTTCTTGGTATTCCTTAACCAGTATGTTTTTATTTTCTCCAACTTTTAGACCTACCTTTTCTTCCTGAGCATCTGCTCTGTGTTTAAACCTGAAAAATATTGAGGATCCATAGTCATTTCTACCATCAAATACATTTGGTAAATGTGCTAATAATTCATTGCCATAGGCATTTATTTCAAGTACGATCTTTACATTATCGGAATTGAAAAATTCAAACGCTATTAAATATAGTAATTCGGATAATTGTTGTACACTAATTAAATTGCTTCTGAACATACCGATTTGTTCTAATTTGAAAAAATCTACAATCGATTTATATTTGTGTTTTTGTGATTCGATTAATTCTTTGGTCTTTTCTGAAATTTTAAAAATATTGATTATAGAGTAATCTTGACCGAGGCCTTCTGATATATCCACAGACATTATTATTTTATAATTTTTACGAAGTAATGGTGTGAAAATGGAATCATCTTGGTTCCATTTTAAATCTTGATAAGAAAATTTCAACTTATTAAACTCATCAAATTCTTCCCATTCATATGATTTTTTATTTTTGGTCATATGATCAATTAGTGTTTCTGAAAGAAGACTTCTTGACGAGTTGATAAATCTTAAATCGTACTCTTGGTTAAAAGCTTCTTCACCACCAATATCTTTAATTGTTTCTTTTTTCCAAGTTGTGATATCTGCAAATTCTAAAAATCTATAACCATTAAATGATTCTTGTAAAATGTTTTCTTCGGTACAGTCTTTTGTATTTAGTGATGTGATTATCCATTTCTTTAATTCACCATTATATTTCAAGAAATGTTCATTTTTTGGATATCTAATTTTTAAATAGTCTAATAAATCTTCTTTTTTTATATCTAACTCACTCATCTTTTTTTGATTAAGTCTGGTATATGTTGAGAATCTTTTGGGTACTTGCCACCAATAAACTCTTTTAGCGCAGTATGAAGATTTTTCACCTTCTGGCTTCTCGGCTTCGGTTAATAGTTTATGAAATAAGTTGAATCCATTTGGTGTTGAGGTGATTATAATTTTAGAATTTTCTATATTTGATACAGTTGGAAATACTGATTTATAGAATTTATCTGCTATATTATCTGGAAGATATGCAAACTCATCTAGATATAAAAAGTCAGCGGTTTGACCTATAGATGATGTTTTTGTAGTTGCAAAACCTTTGATTCGACTTTTATTTTCAAAAACCATAAATTTTTGATTCCAATTGACAATTCCCTGTTGTAAAAAAAATGGAAGTCGTTGATATATTTCACGTACTTTATCCAACACCTCAATTGCTGTATCTAATTTATTCGCTGTTACAAGTACATTTTTGTTATTATTGAATAGTACATAGTGTAACATCATAATTGAAGAACAGATCGTCTTTCCGATCTGCCTACTCGCCATAAGTATATTAAATCTATTATTAAAAAAATTATCCAATATTTCTTTTTGATAATCTCTTAATGGTATAATGATAGGTTGTCCTTCTTCTCCTTTTATATAACAATAAGTACTTGCGAAATATTGTATATCTAAAGCACATTTGATATATTCTTCTTGTTCTTCGGGAGACATCATGAAGGTTATCGCATCTTTTCTTAGACCAATGACTTTCTCAAAAAACGGATTATCAACTCTTGATAAAACGAAGCCATTATTGAGTTTTTCAGTGGCTTCTTCAACCATTTTGGTGGTCCAAATAACTTGTCTTGACATAGACCTTTAAAATTTTTAAAAAAATTGATGTACAATTCTTTTTACTATATATACTCT